ACAATATCTTTAGAAACACCATAATTAATACGGTTATCAGCATCCCATTTATTAGTAATATCATTTAGATAAATCCAAGTATCATCAAAACTTTGAGCAAGCATGTCTACAAAAAGCTCTAAAGGCTCATTTTGAGGATCTTGACTTAAATACGTAGGAATAGAATTGTATAAATAATTATCGTTATTATTATCATATACTGAACCCGAAGCTAAATACTCAGCTAACCAAGTTAAACCTGTACCTGATGTAGTAGATACATTTACGTAAGGAGGACCAGTTAATGGGTTAGTTTTGGGCCAAGCACTTGATCCAGATTCGTAGTACAAATAATATTCATAGTGATCAAAATTATCTATAACATCTTGTACTTTAAGTTGCCATAAATTATTACTAGCTGAAGAATAAGTATTTGTTGGTGTAACTCCTGAAAAGCTACCACTGTAACTATATTCTTCTATTAGTTGTAATTTATAATAAAAATTTTCAATGCGTCTTTGAGCTGAGGAAAAGAAAATAAAATTACTAAAATTATTATAATCAATATTAATTTGTAACCCTCTTTCAGCTAAAAATGAATTTAACTGATATTGATAACTTGAAGAAGTGTTAGTTTTAAGATCACTTTGACTACTATAATCTGTAGAATTATTAATCTGATTATTAATATCTAAGTTTAAATTAGGACCTTTTAAATAAATAATATTCTCTTGAATATTAAGTAATTCTTCATATGAGGCTTCATATGCTAAAGACTCAGCAATTGGTATAGTAACCCAACACTCATCCTTTATATTAAATTGTTGAGGTAGAGGTTCATAAAGCTTAATAAGTACTGTAGGATCATCAATTGATGAAGTATCTAATAAAATATTATTAGCTATTAATAATTGATTATTCCCAAAGTCTAAATAAAAATCTAATTCATAATTAGCTAAGTTTCTCTCATTTATAAACTCAGTAGTCCCACTTATAATATCAATATTAGAAATAACATTACTATCTAATCTAAGCTCAGTTCTATCTGAGGAAATTTCTGTTATATAATAAGGAGATAAATAAGAAGAATTTAATCTATTAGATAAAAAATTATATAAAATGTAATATAAGCCATCTTCTCCAACTAATTGATTAACATCTTCTTGAGGATTTATATACAATTCATTATTAAGTAATGAAAAATTAGAATACTCATAATTAGAAAATATTATGTTTTTATTAAAATCAAATAAAAACAACTCTATATTATCAGTAGTTTGACTGAAAGAAGAAGATACTAAAAATGAAGAGATTAGCGTTTCATCTTGAGATGAATATTCCTGATACGTAAAATCTGTAGGATTAACTTGAGTTATGTTAATTATTTCACTCATATAGATGGTGTTGTGCTACTTACTAGATTATTTTGTAAACTTATTATTTGTTGATTTAACTCAAGATTATCTTGTCTTAATTGGGTTACTTCATCAATTAATGCCTGGATTTCATCGTTTACAACGTTAGAAACACCTATATATTCTTGACTAGTTTTAATAAGGTACTCATGAGAATTTGTTTCTCCAAATTTAGGTATATCAAAAAATAACTGATTGTAGTAATCAAAAAATTGATTAACTGATGGTAAAGATGATCCTGTATTTTGAGTAACCGGTTGCACAAGTTGATTAAAAGAAGTATTAATAGTTTTATTATACTGTCTTTTTTCAAATACTTGTTTATTTAAATCTATTACCTCACTAGCCATTAGTTAACAACTTTAAAAGTATAATAATTATCTAATACCATAGTTGTACCATCAATAGTAGTTTGAATTAGTATTTTATAGTTTCTTTGAGGTTCTAAACCGTTCATATAAACATTAAAATAACTACTTGTAGTATCAGCACTAATTTTAGTATAAGTTGAATCAAAAGGTACTACATATAAATTTGTATCTAAATCTTGAATAGCATAGTATGATGCTGTAGGTAGATAATAATTTGTTGTGTATATAGAAGCAGTTTGGAATATTACAGGAGGAAATTGAGGCCTAACATTTAATCTAAATCTTTGAACACTTTCACTATAAAAAGTACCAGGATTATTAGCTAATGAAACATAAACTTGAGGATTATTAATTACACTTATCCCTGAAGATCCTGTTGCATAGCTAAAATCATCCCATCTGAACTCTAAAACTGGTGGATATATAGTATTAGTGTCAATTGAGAAAAATTTAATGTTTACTTGTTGATCTAAATTGTTGATAAATTCTTGTGAATTTATTTGTTTTACAATAAAACCATAATTAGGTAAACTACTACTATACCAATTATGTACTATATTAGTTACGTTTAAATTTAGATCTAAATCGCTATATAAAGCATAGGTTTGTGAAGCTGATACGCTTGGGTAATAAGGATTAGTAGATGCTGTATACCACACACCCCCACCAGGTAAAACCGAGCTAGTATAAGAAGCAGTAGCATATGCTGGGATTCCACTTATCCACTGAGTGCTATTATAGTAAGTATTATATAACCAACTAGCACCATTAGTAGTAACAGGATCATCTAAATATTTACCAGTACCATTATCCCAGTTTTTAGCTAAAGGCCAAGTTTCAACTTCAGTATCAACATTTAATCCTTCAACGTCGGCAATAAAACATCTTAAATAAGACTTCCAGTTATTAGTTATTGGATTAATTTTTGTAGCAAAAACACTATTAATTTCGTTCTGAGAAAATTTAATTAAAAATCTAGATACTTGAGGATTAGGTTCACCATATCCATAAGCTGTAGTAGAACATTCAATAATTTCATCTAACCCTGTATTCATTATAGGATATAAAGAATAAAGTGTAGCGTCTTGAGTTGGGAATAATTTATATACTGCCATTTTAATATAATTATAAAGGTACTACTCTACCACGAATATCACTTTGAGGATATTTAACTTCAAAAATCATAGGATCAATTGAAGGGTATAAAACTCCGTTAATAGTAGATCCAACTACATCATAAGCATATTGTGAATATCCTAAAGAAACTCCAACTTTATTAGTGATAATAATGTTTTTTATAGTTTGAACTCCTTCTACCTTATCTAATAAAAGATAAAGATCTCTCATGATAATAGGTTCGTTAATTTGCCACTCACTTATATTAAAATACGCCTGTAACTCAGATATACAATTAGTAAGTACTTCACTATTTACATAATCAGGGAGAACTATTATATCAAAATCTACCCCAATATTTACAATAAAAGCATCTTTAATGTTAATCGTATCACCTATAATTCTATATTGAGATAAGTAAGTAGATAGATTTTGTTTTAATGCTGCTGAACCTGTTACTAATTGATTTTGATTGTTACTAGATAACATGTATAAATCTAATATAGAAGGGATTTGCCCAACCCCGGGATTTTGTAATTTAGTAGGTTCTACGTAAGCTTTAGAAACTGTTCCATATTTAGCAGGCATGGAAAGTGCTCTTACTAAATAATCATCCTGTGTTACATTACGAAGTTGTGTTGCAAAATTAGCTGAAGAGTTTTGTCTTATTTCTTCTAAAGTATCTCCATCTTGACCCCCTGAGGCTGCTCTTGGATTGTTTACAGCAAATGAATCAAAGTAAGTTTGGGCACCTGCTAAAGTATAATTAGTAAAATTTAAAGCCCCATTAAAAACATTTAAAGTATTAGCAGAAACATTAGATGCAATCCCACCCCCAGTTAAATATCTTACAGTTAATGTAGTTTGATAAGGAGCAATACCATAAGTGTTATTAAAAATAAAGTTTGTAGGAGAATAAGCAGTTGTTAATTTATCTTTTTCAAATGGTAATCCTAAACCTACATTATTTGAATTAGGCACAACTTCTTCAGTAGTATCAGATGTTGTACCTGCACCAAATTGAAGTTGAAGAGTTGTTTCATTTAAAACTCGAGTTACAAATCTTCTTTGTACTTGTTCTAATTGAAGAAGGTAAGGAGTATTTGAACCATCTGTATAGTAATTAGGATCATTTACATTGGTATTTTTAATAGATTTATATACCATTTCTTGGGCTAAATAATCTACTTCATACCATTCATTCCCATCAGAATCTACTATATCTAAAATACCTATAATATCATTATCGTCAATTGTTACAGTAGCAAATTCTTGAGGAGTATTAAATGTAAAGGTAGTTTCATTAATTGTAGCTGAAATAGCCTTACGAGTTTTCTTTAAAAGATATTGAGAAGGATTACTACCAGCAGTAGAATATATTGTAATTTCTGTAGGATCTCCTGAAGAAGAAACTGTAAAATCTACAGGATCTTCTACTAAAAAACTTATATTAGAAGTACCGCTAGATTGAATTGAAGAATTAGCTCCTACTATTAAAGCATAACTAAAATCAGGAGAATAACTACCAGCAAATCCCAAAGCTGGGATTCTTTGATAGAAATCAATATCTACAGTTGCTACTCCTGTTACTTTAGGTTTATAACCAAACATATAAGCTAAATCAAATACGTTATTAGCTTGACGGGCATATTGTAAAAAAGTTTCTTGAAACTGATTATCTAAATAAAATGACATTACAAAGCCATTTCTATAAGCATCATACCCGGGGATGATGGACTAAAATCGTTATATGTAGTAGGAAAGTAAGTACGGGCATAGTTTATTAAACTACTCCTATACTCAGTAAAGTCTTTATTTAAATATATTAAATTTCTTTTTACGGCCATTTTATATGCTAGCGTTAAGTGTTTCTACTTGGTTTTGAAAAGCATAAACTATTTGAATATTTACATAGTTTTGAGAAGGATCAGGATCAGAAATAACACTAATAACATTTATTTCAGGAAATTGATTACTAAGAACTGTTGAAATTAAATCAGTTAAAGCTGTAGTTTCACCTAATTGCATAGCTTCAAAAACTTGTCTTCTTAAATCCGCACCAAAATTAGGATTTAAACAACGTTCTCCTTTATTAGTCATCATATAATTGATGATATTATTTTTAAGAGCTTCTTGAGTAGTATAATTAGAAGTAAAAGGTTGAGTATTATAAAAAGGTAAAGTAAATCCTATAGCATTTCTTTTGCTTCTATCAATAGGATTTAAAGTAGGAATTACTTGAATAGCCATTACTTACCCCCTTTCATTAGACCCATAATCATGTCTAAACCAACATTACCCTCAGGTAATCTTGACCCATCCCCTGTAGTATTCATACCTGGAGTTACTTGTAAAGTATTAGCAGTTACAGCATTAGCTGAGGTAAAGTTAAGAGTATCTTGCCCTCTTCTCATATCCCCCATAATACTTTCCATCATAGCTCTTTTTTCGGCTG